TAAAATCCTGTGCCATTTATCCTCCTTATACTATAACGCAACGGCCATGGCTATACTAAAGCCCTGTGTAGCTCCACCTGCCGTGACTGCCGTGCCACCTATTGTTATTGCGTCCGCTTCCAATGTTCCATTAATCCAAGCGTTATTGAATTGATAGGAAGCACTTCCCAAATTCACGTCAGCATCCGCAATTGGCAGAATTGCCCCGTCAGTAACTTTAACTTGATTTGCTGCACCTGCCGCAAGATTTAATACTCCGCTTGAAGTTATAGTTAAATCCGTTCCGTCGCCTTCAATCTTTTCTCCATCATCTCCAAATACCATTCCAACATTGTTGGGTAAATTTACATCAGATGTTGCTGTTAGCGCGATGTCCGCTCCGGATGTAATGGTTAAATTTGTACTGTCGCCTTCAATCTTTTCACCCGTGCCAAATGTTATTCCTACATTGGCTGGAATGACAACATCCGCAACGGCTGTCAAATTAATGTTATTGCCAGCGATTGTTAAATCTGTTCCGTCACCTTCAATCTTTTCACCATCATTGCCGAATGTTAAACCGATGTCTGATCCAATGTTAATGTCACCGCCACTGCCAACTGTGATTGACAAGTCAGTTCCATCTGATTCAATTTTTTCTGTTGTAGCAAATGTAACTCCAACGCCTGACGGTATGTTTACATCCGCAACGGCTGTCAAGTTAATATTATTACCAGCGATCGTTAAGTCTGTTCCGTCTCCTTCAATCTTTTCTCCGTCATTACCAAAGGTCATTCCAATGTTTGCTGGAATATTAATATCCCCAGTAGATCCAACTGTAATTGATAAGTCTGTCCCGTCTGATTCTATTTTTTCTGTTGTAGCAAAAGTTAGTCCAACACCAGATGGAATATTAACATCCGCAACTGCGGTCAAGTTAATATTATTTCCACTGATAGTTAAATCTGTTCCATCTCCTTCAATCTTTTCTCCATCATTGCCAAAAGTAACTCCAACATTTGCTGGAACATTAATATCTGAAGTCGCTGTCAATGCAATATCAGCACCAGAGGTGATAGTTAAATTTGTACTGTCCCCTTCAATCTTTTCTCCCGTGCCAAAAGTAATTCCTACATTGGCTGGAATAACCACATCAGCCGTAGCTGTTAAATTAATATTATTTCCACTGATAGTTAAATCAGTGCCGTCACCTTCAATCTTCTCTCCATCATTACCAAAGGTCATGCCAATATTGGCAGGAATATTGATATCGGCTCCAGAAGTTAAATATAAATCCGTTCCGTCACCATAAATATATTCCCCACCTTCATCATAGAGATATATTCTTTTGGAACTATCTACTACAACATCATCTTCAATCTTAAGATGATCCTCATCTTCCATCCATGTAATGACACCGTCACTTGTTTCACCATCAAATTTTAAAGAATAGTCAACACCTGCCGCACCTCTACCTAGAATAAAGTCATTGCTTCCGTCTAGATGACCAACCTTGCTTGCCGGCAATGTTGCAAAAACATCTTTTGTGCCAGCACTGAAAGTTACAGCAGAATCACTGTTCGAGCTTGCAATAACGGTTGTTCTTGCTAAGGTATCAGTTGAAGCATCAGTTACAGTTCCAAGACCGGTCTCCCATTCCGCTTCATCACGGTTGACAATGGCATAATATGTCGTGTTGCCATCACCAATTCCCGCAACAAAAGTCTGGAATCCTGAAACAGCTCCGCTTAAATCAAGCGTACCTGTTCCAGTCGTTGTCGATGTTTCCTTTACTCTGTCATCTAATACTAGAGCCATAAATTAATCTCCTATGCCAGCCTTAAAATAGCATTACTTGAGTCTGCTGCTGGGAATTGAATTGTAAACGTTCCGCTTGTTGACGTCTTGTCGCCACCAAAATCCAACACACATACTGCCTTGTTAGAATTACTACTATTATAAATTACTGCGCCTCTTGCCGTGATTGTCGCTGATGTAAATGATATATCAGAAAAATCACAAAGAGCAGTTGTTCCTGAAGTAGTTGGTGTTACACTTGTTAGCGATCCACCACCAGCTGTATAAGTTCCTGAAGCAGAAACTTCATTTGAACTTGAATAAGCGGTTGTAGAAGCATCTAACGAAGCTGAACTTGAATACAATGCAATTTTAAAAGTGTCACCAGTTGTAGCCGTAAAATCATGTCCTTCGACAAGTATTTCCTGTTTAAAACTGGTACAGACAGCTTGGGTTATTGCCATGTTCTATCCTCCTGTGGATTTCTGTTCTTGCTGCAAAGGAATCCTTAATTCCCCTTGCATATACTCATCTCTTCTATGCTTTCCAGATTGTTCAATAGCCAATCCTTGAATGGCACGTTGATATGATTGTTCATATAATTGCAGCATTTCAGCTGGTCCCTTCAAGAATTTGAAGGCTTCGGCAAGACATCCATATAATAATGCTGATGGAGCATTGTTGCCCAACCATGTAGTTGTATTACTACTGGAAAGTCTTGTTGATAATCTAGTAATTCCTACCTCTATATTATAAGCCGAATCCGGCGTTGGCGCAAGGTAAATTGTGTTATGATCCCACCATGCCCAGTATTTTGGCGTGCTAGTGGATGTTCTATTGGGCCAATATTCATTCATGTAAGAAACATCTTTTTGCTCCAAGAATGTTCTTGTTGCCGCACCAGAAGCAGGCCAAATATGTACTGTTCTAATTGTAGCAAGTGAAGTTGGATCCGGTGAAGACCCACCAGGTAATGATACAAAAGGACTGTCTGCTGTTACAGTTGCATATTGATATGATCTAAATGCGTCAATATCAACATCCCTTAATATCCTGTTTTCAGTATGCTCAATAAAATCATCTGTAATAGTTGAGGATAATACATCTGTACTTGTTTCAGTATAATTTAAAATCTGTGTTGTTAATTCTGCGTATGTAGTCATTAATTACTCAATGTTGCTGGTCCAGCAGAGGAATATCCTCCACCGCCATTTCCTGTTGTTCCTGGCGTCGTTGACACCGTGAAAGTATAAAAATCATCATCTGTCTTTGTGATGCTATATCCATCTGAATCTTCTAATTCAGTCACAGAAGCTCCGAATAAAGCTCCAGTAACATCCCTAAATCTTACAGTATCACTACTAGATCTTCCGTGATCTGGTTCAAATACTGATACTGTTGTACTACTAGCTGTAAACCTAAAAGGATTACGAGGAAGTAAAGTTGCAACTGCACTTTCTGTTCTAGCTGGCCTTGCAAACTGCAATGCTTCTGTATCAGACATATGTCTTTTAGGATTGTCCTGTGCTGTTTTTGGTTCAAATTCACTTTTATGAACGCGTGAACCATTCCACTCCTTTACCATTTCATTATAGGGGAAGGCCATTCCACTACGATCAGAAATAAATTTAGCGTATTTTCCTTTAGCGTAAGCCATTTACCCTACCATTTAGAATCTTTAGGTCCAACCCAACTATACTTACCACCTTTAGTAGCCGCACCCATTCCTTGCGTAGTTCCTTTAACAGTACCTACAGCAATAGAGACAGCTTTTTCTTTTTCCTTAGGGCTAGCATCAGGAATTGAGATAGTCCCTCTATCACTCCAATTTCCTTTTACTCCACCTTTAGAACTTCTTCCGGCGTTAGAATCCTTGTTCCAATTTGGATTACTCATTTTTCCTCCTTTTTACATTCGCAGTTTGTGCATTGACAATTGTCTTTACAATCGCAATCACAACCGCATTTTTCACATTTTACCACATTTCCTCCTACGGTATATATGCTTGCGCTGGTTCAACTCTGAACGACGTTCGTTCTCGGTCATTATCCGCAGCACGCTCAAATTCTTCATCATACACCGCTTTTAAGTTTGCACTTAACATTGGTGCTTTCTTTAAGCTTATATAATAAGCCAATCCTGCAGTCAAACATGGAAGAAAATAGAAAGGTACATCAGCGTTATTTGTATAAGCACCAGCATCTTGTATTCTTCCAATATAAAAATATTTAAATATGTAAGCTTTATCCGGACTTGGATATAAGAATAATGTCATATCATTTTCAGGACGACCAGTTGAAGAAGATCCTCCAACAGTAACTTGTCCTGGAATTAAAGAGAATTGTACTGGTCTTCCATCACCACTGGATGAATTTTCTTTCTTGCTTAAATTTAAATATTCAGTTCTAGAAATTCTATTCATAGCAACATCTGTTGTATCGCTATTTCCTTCAAGATTAGATGTAGCACCAGCAGTAGTTGTTACCACTGCATCCACTATATCTACTACTTTTTGATCAATTGAATAAAAATTTGTACCAGCTGTTAAAGTCTGTGTAGCATACTCAATGGTCCATAGATTCAATCCACGATTAGCCCATTCTGCAAACATCAAATCTAAAGAACGCTTGGCTGATTTTAAATCATAGCCTTCGCGAACTTCCAACTGACATCGCTCATGCGCTTCTTGGATTATTT